GTGTGCCTTACGAGTATGGTAAGTACAACACTGAAGAGCAAGCCCTGAGAAACCTCATTGAGTGTAGGAAAGACAACCCTAAGGTAAAATGGCGAGTAATCAAGATCATTGAAGATTTTGCTTGACAAACCCCACGAGACTTGATATACTAGTAGGGTAAGGACAGGTTGCCTTATGGCTCAGCCCCTCATCTGGATTGTGGGGGGTTTGGGGGGAAGCCTATCCAAAGTTATTCAAGTTTACTCTTTATTACTAGTATATCTTATATTAGATATTAGTCAATAGGAAATTATTATGCGATGCAATTGTTGTGACCGAGTACTAGGAGAGCAAGAGATTACATTTAACCCAGAGATTGATGCGTTTGAAATGTGCACCACGTGTGTAGAAATTGCACTCGACGCTGCCTACTCTAACGGGTTCACGTACGATGATGATGACGACACGTTCATCTATCTTGGTGAAGACACCTTCGACGACGAGTTTAATTACAAGACGGGGGACAACCCTCTTGCTGATTGGCTTGGCGGGACAGACTTCTACCCTGATGAGTAAATTCCTACGACACGAAGCGTGTCCTGAATGCGGTAGCTCTGACGGGCTAGCCGTTTACTCCGACAACAAGCATTGTTTTGTTTGTGACCACCACGAACGAGACAACAACTACAACCAAGGAGACAAGGTGGAAAAACAAGCAGTACCTACAAAACTTTACCCACTGCCTACTGGCTCTATTCCGGGTATCCGACACCGTTACATCGACCCTTCTACCGTCCAAAAGTACAAGGTCACCAACTTTGACGATGTTGACAGCGAAGTCGAGACTATCTTTCCTCGTTTCGACGAACACGGGCAACACGTTCACAATCAAATCCGACTGCAAGATAAAGAGTTCCGTTCTCAAGGCGACAGCAAAGCCGCTGTGCTGTTCGGACAGACCCTCTTTCCTAGTGGTGGTAGAAGCATCACCATCACCGAAGGTTATTACGACACGATGTCAGCGTTCCAGTTGACAGGTAGTCGCTTCCCTAACGTCGGTGTTCAAAGCGCATCCTCAGCCAAGCAAGAAGCCATCAAGTCGTTCGAGTATCTTAACTCGTTCGGTGAGATTGTCATTAACTTCGACAACGACGAGCCGGGACAGAAAGCAGCCAAGGAAGTTGCTATCTTGTTTGACCCGGGTAAGGTGCGCATCCTCAAGCTTGAGAAATACAAGGACGCCAATGACTACCTTGTCAACGGCTACGTAAAGGAGTTTGTTAATGAGTGGCACCGAGCCCCAGTATACATGCCAGACGGGCTCCTCTTGGGAACCCAAATGTGGGACGAGATCGAGAACCACAAAACCCCTCACTCCGTACCCTACCCTTGGCAAGGGCTTAACGATAAAACTTACGGACTACGGCGCTCAGAGTTTGTCCTCATCACAGCCGACACGGGTGTGGGCAAGACTTCTATTTGTAAGGAAATCGAATACTCACTCTTGATGAACCCTGAGTTGATCGAAGAGAATGTAGGTGTCGGGTTCCTTCACTTTGAAGAGCCTAAGTATGACACGGCTATCGGCCTCATGTCTATCCACGCTAACAAACCGTTCCACCTTCCTGATGTGGAGCGCACAGTAGAGGAATTGCGAAGTGCATACGATGCTGTTATCAATAATGACCGTGTTGTTATTTGGGACCACTTTGGCAGCAATGATATTGATGTTGTATTGGCAAAGATTCGCCACATGGCAGCGTTGGGCTGTCGTTACATTGTGCTCGACCACCTTAGTATTGTCGTTAGTGATCAGAGCGGCGACGAACGTAAGCAACTAGACGAAATCTCTACCAAACTTAAGACACTTACCATGAACCTAGACATCTCTTGTATCTGTGTTATCCACATTAACCGGAAGGGTGAGGTCCGTGGCTCTGCTGGCCCTGAGCAAGTATCTAACATCGTCATGCGTCTTGAGCGTGACAAGAAAGAGCTTGACCCGTTCCGGCGTAACGTAACCCGCATCACGATTGAGAAGAACCGCTTCTGTGGTCGCACTGGTCCTGCGTGTTATCTGTACTACAACGACCTAACCAATCGCCTTGAAGAGCTTACCGACCCCGAAGTCATTATGGCATTCGAGAACGGTACGTCTATGGCAGGGCATGAATTTGATGCATACGGAAAGGCAAGCTAATGATTATCTATGAGCTTATGGTTGATTACGACATGACTACTCGTAGTAATACCACCAGCGAAGGCCTGTTTTTTTCACGAGAAAAAGCCGAGAAACATCGAGAGAGTCTTAATCTTAAAAGCTGGCAGTGGTCAGAAATTGTAGAAAGGACAGTTAATGATTAAGTACATCAGTAAGTGGTATCAAGATATTGTAAAAACCCCTCGACCAGATATCGAAGAAGCTTCAGAAAACCTACGCGAAGCCCTCGATAATTTTAACAAAGCTATAGCGCACCTTCAAAGTATCGAAGGTGTTACATTAGTTATTCAGGCGAATGATTACAGTGATCATAGGTTCTATATCAATTCTGAAGCGTACAAGAAATTCCAACTTAAGATTAAGTACATTTCGGAGAGCCATCAAAGGGAGTTCTAATGTACTACATTGTTTTTAGATGTACAGAGCCGCTAAAAAAAGATAAATGGAAAGTAGTTGATTGCGTAGACTCGTACGACGAAGCTAATGAAATTTATAGCCAGTATCTTCGTAAAGGCGTAGATTATTACGATGTAAAACTATTGACGGAGGCCTAATGTACCTAGATTACAAAGCACACAAAGCAGGTGTGTACGTAATAGACATTGAAACAGACGACTTAAACGCCACACGTATCTGGTGCATGTGCTGGCGTAATCTACTCACCGGAGAAGTGGGAGAATGTACAACTGATGAATCTATCATCGATTTCTTTAAAGACACTCGGGGCGCTTATTATGTCGGCCATAACATCATCAAATTTGATGGCCCTACTATCAAACGTTTACTCGGGCCTCACCTTGGACCATCTAACTGTATTGACACTCTTATTCTTTCTACTCTTTATAGCCCTTCCCTCGAAGGAGGTCACAGCCTAGACGCATGGGGTGAAAGGATCGGAGAACCTAAGACACACTTCAACGACTGGTCAGGGCTCACTAAAGAGATGGTTGAGTACTGTCATCAAGACGTACTTGTCACGTCTAAGCTTTTTGTTAGACTCATGCGTACTCTTGAACGCATCGGCTTCACTGAGCAAAGCATTTGGATACAACATCACGTAACAGACGCCATTCGTCAGCAACATGACAATGGTTTCTACTTCAACGAGCAAGCAGCCGTGGCACTCTACTCTGAGCTTCGCCACCTAGAAAGAGGATTAGAAAATGAAGTCAGAGAAGTCTTCCCTGCAAAGCGAGTATTGGTTGCTGAAAGACGAATGTTTAAAAAGGACGGAACACCTACAGTCCTCTATCTTAGAGATAAAGAGAGATATATGCTTGAGTGCGAAGACTCACGAGGAGTGTATCGGGCGTTTGACTCTGTTGAATTCAATCTTGGATCGTCTACACAGAGAATTGATAAGCTACTATCCTTGGGCTGGAGACCTCGAACCTTCACCGAAAAAGGAAATCCTAAGCCTTTCGACAAAGGAAACCTAAGCCCCTGCCTTCAGGAGCTTCTCGAAGAGAGCCCTGTTCCTGAGGTTCTATTTATCGCTCGTTGGATGGCCTACAATGGTCGTGCCAACACGGTCAACACATGGTTGGATAATTACAATGAAAAGACCCACTGCATACACGGTAAGCTGTTCGTTGCAGATACCCTCCGATTTAGACACCAAGCTCCTAACACAGCAAATATTCCAGCGGTGCGGGTCACCAAGTCTGGTGAAGTACTCAGGGGTATGGAAGGGCTCTTCACGTATGAAGCTCGTGACGTATGGTGTGCGAGACCCGGAAGAGTTCTTGTGGGAACTGACGCGGCTGGCCTTGAGCTTAGGATGCTCGCACATTACCTTAACCGACCCGACTTTACTGAGCAGGTTGTCAATGGTGACCCCCATCAGTATAACGCAGACCTCGCGGGAGTAACTCGACCGCAAGCTAAGACCCTTATCTACGCCATTCTCTATGGGGCTGGCGGAGTTAAGATCGCAAAGACCCTTGGTCTTCGTGTTGACACAAGAACCAACAGGGACGGAGAGATTTTTGAAGTCTCTGACGAGGGTGAAGAAATGAAACAGATGTTCCTGCAAAGACTAGGAGCAGACAAGCTAGTAGAGGAGGCAAAAAATGAACAACGAAACGGACGGGTTACCCTGTGCGATGGGTCCAAAGTGGTGTGTCCAAGCCCTCACGCAGCACTCAACTACAAGCTTCAAGGTGGAGGTGCCCGAGTCATGGCTCTCGGATGCGTTCTTCTTGAACGCACTATCAGATCAAAAAGACTTGACTCTCTTAAAGTCGGAGACATCCACGACGAATGGCAGTACGACGTTAATCCTAGAGACGCAGAAGATCACGCCAGAGAAGCTGTACAGGCTATTCGTGACTCTGGAAAATATCTGCGACTTAACGTTCCGCTCGACGGAGAAAGCAAAATTGGTGGAACATGGGCTGAAACACACTAACACCTGTAAATATAAAAACTGTAGGGAAAGTTTTCCTTATAGAATAGCCGGATGTGAAGCCTTAAGCTGTGGAGTAGATTAACAATGAGTAAGACATGGGTATATAGTGACCCTCACTTTTATCACCGAAACATCGTAAAGTTTACCAATTACGATGGAAGTAAACTACGACCTCATTGGGACTGTGCCGAACAAATGACTGAGGACATGATAACATGGTACAACGAGGCTGTAGACGACGCAGACCGAGTGTACATCCTTGGAGATGTCGCTTTCAGTAACAAAGACATGCACAACAGTGTTGGTCGTCTTAAAGGGCGCAAGGTTCTAGTACCGGGCAACCACGAGCCACCTAAGATGCGACAGTATTTCGATCTGTTTGACGACGTACGAGGCTACGTAGTTAAGAGAGATTTCATTATGTCTCACATCCCTATTCACGAGCAGAGTCTCAGTAGGTGGAAGTTGAACATCCACGGACACCTTCACGCTAATCAAATCAGGGTTACAGGTTATCGTGGTGATCTAATGGAACCAGATACTCGTTACTACTGCGCTTGCGTAGAACATACTAACTTTCGTCCTATCCTTCTGGACGACATTCTAAAAGAAAGAGGCCTTAAGCCATGAAGTTTTCACTAATCTCTGACATGCATGTAGACTTCCCGCAAGAAAAGACTCCGTACGATAAGCTTGAACAAAACGTTATCGTAGCCGGTGATACAGCAAACGGTCTTGAAGGTCTTAAGTTTCTCGATAAGCTTCAGAGGAAAGGCTTTAACGTCCTTGCTTCTCCGGGCAACCACGAACACTACTCTAACCTATCGCAGAAACGTACTGCCGAAGAAACTGAAGCAAGGTTTCGTGAACGTTATCCCGGTAGCGGACACTTCGACAATGTTCCCGTAGTCCTTCGTAACGGGTGGTACCTTGTAACAAAGGAAACCGTTTGGCGAGAGTGTATGAACGACTCGAAACGTTGTGTCCTTACAAAAGAGCAAGTAAACAACAGAGCCTACAACGACTACGTTAGCATTCACCAGACCCTACAAGAATGGAAAGATCACCAATACAAAGGTGTTGTTGTTACTCACACCGCTCCTTGTACTGAAACTCTTGACCCTAAGTTTGAAGGGTATTTTAGCAACGAATGGTATCACAACCCGTGGATGCGTACTCTTCTTACAGAGTTCTCTGAGCAAATCCTAGTGTGGTGTCACGGACACACTCACGCCAGTAACGAAGCCGTTGTTGACGGGGTTCGAGTTGTTTGCAACCCTCGTGGGTATCCCGGGGAAAACCCGGACTGGGCCCCCGTGACAATAGAAGTGTAATTTTTACTTGACAATAACTGAATACGTGTTATAATATTAGTAGGGAAGAAGAAATGGAGCATCCTTACAACAATTATTCTGTCAGGCAGAAACGTAAATGGTTAGACCCAAGAGTAGCGTTGCTAGAATCCTCTAGAAACAGTGCTAGAGCAAAAGGTTTAGACCATTTACTTAAAAAGTCTGACATAATTATACCAGAACATTGCCCGGTGTTTGGGTATAAACTTAAAGCGGGAGGTACTGATTTCAATTCTATGTCTCTTGATAGACTAGATAATGATATTGGATACCTAGTAGGTAATGTAAACGTAGTAAGCATGAAAGCTAACAGGTTAAAAAGCAATGCTTCGATTGAAGAGCTTGAGAAACTTCTTAGTTACATGAAGTTAAATCAAAAGTAGGGTATGGTTCTCTACCAAAGAAAAGGAAATGAAAGTATATGGCTGGTAAATCGACTACTGTGTTCGCTAGTGGCACTATCTATTGGGGTAAGATCGTTGGTGATCAAGCTCTGGTCTCTAACTACGACGGAGACGGTAAAGAATGGACGTTCGAGTTTGAACCCGAAGACAGTTCCTTCCTCAAGGAACATCGTCTTCTCGACCGACTGAAGGACCCTATGGCCTATGCCAACCGTCTTGAAGATCGAGGTGAGACGGAGAAGGCTGAAGCAGCACGAGCAGCGGCAGAAGGCCGTGGCGATTATCTCATGCTTCGTAAGCCTGAGCTTGATCGGGATGGTAAGAAGAACACTCCGTTCATCATCTATGACGACGAGGGTAAGCCGTGGGGCGAAGACCGCCTGATCGGTAACGGTTCAAAGGCAGACGTAAAGCTTTCGATTGTTGACTGGGGTGTCGGCAAGAAGAAGAGCATCTACTGTAAGGCAATCCGCATCACTGACCATATTGAATACGTGTCGGATGCATTCGCAGGGATGGATAACAACAACAAGTCCCCAGCTAAGAAGGAAAAGGTTACTCCTAAGCCTAAGACTAAGGCACGAGCGGAAGAGTTCGAAGACCTCGACGACGATATTCCGTTCTAATAGTACTTTGCCATAGAGGGCCGTACGTAAGGCTCCCAGCGGGTGAAAGGCCCGCCCCTTTTATT